GTAGCAGAAGATTTAACCGTGTCAGTTGAAAGAGCTGGTTTAACTTTAGTATTTACCGACAACACTCAAGGCTGGCTATTACAGAATAAATAACCATGGCTACTTATAAAGGTATAAATGGTTTTGCTGTTCAATCAGTTGCATCCGATCCATCTCCAAGTAATGAAGGACAAGTTTGGTATAATAATGCTACTTATGCTTTTAAACTAGCAGCAGTTACGACTGCTGGGACATGGGCAAGTGGTGGGAATTTACCTACTATAACAACTCAATTAGGTGGTGCAGGAATACAAACAGCAGCATTAGCGTTTGGTGGTAATTCACCAGCAGGTACATTTGTATCAGCTGCATATAAATATGATGGTACATCTTGGACATCAACAGGATCTTTAAATACAGCTAGACGAGGTGGAATTGGTGGAGCAGGAATTCAAACTTCAGCTTTAGCTTTCGGTGGTTATTCTACAGCAAACTCATCAGCGTCTGAATCTTTTAATGGATCAACTTGGACAAGTACACCTTCATTAAACACAGCAAGAACTGCTCCTGGTGGTTGTGGTGCATCTAATACTTCAGCTTTAGCGTTTGGTGGTGATGTAACTTATGGAGCACAAACAGCCACAGAATTATGGAATGGAAGCAGTTGGACAAATAATCCAACAGGATTAAATACTGCAAGATCTAGTGTAGGTGGTTGTGGAACTCAAACTGCAGCATTAGCTGCAGGTGGAATTGATGGTGGTCCAAGTGGATCTAGTACTACAAGTTTAGCATCTACAGAATCTTATAATGGTTCTACATGGACTTCAGTGAGTTCAATGAATACTGCTAGATACGGATTAGGTTTGGGAGGAACTCAAACTTTAGCTTTAGCTTTTGGTGGTAATGCATATCCTTTAACAGGTGCTACAGAATCTTGGAATGGAACAAGTTGGACAACTTTGCCAGCTACTATGGCTACTCCTAGAACAGATGGATGGGGTGGTGGAACACAAGCATCTGCAATATATTTTGGTGGTGCTACTCCTGGTGGTAATCAGAATGCCACCGAAGAATTTACAGGTGCTGGAGCCCCAGTAACTAAAACCATAACAACTTCGTAATATACAATGATTATGAAAAATGGTATAAATATAAATTAATAAGGAGGAAACATGACATATAAATACTGTGTAGCAGAATGTTGGGGAAAAGGATTTATCACTCACAGTGATTCATCTAAATACCAAGTTTCTGGGTTTCCAGGTAATGTTTGGCAGATACCAGCTGATAACCAAGATGCAAATCTTTGGGTTAATAAAGTAGCAGGTACTTTCAAAACAAAAGCAGAAGCACAAGCAATAGTTGATGCAGAAGTTGCAAAAGCTCAAGCAGCGTGGGACGCTTTACCTGATGAACAGAAGCAACAAACGTTTAATAGACAACGACCAACTGCTATCGTTTTAGAATAAAATTTTTATGGCAACGTATTACGGAACATATGGACAAAAAGTCCAGTACCTAGCGTCCGATCCATCTGATCCACAAACAGGTCAGGTGTGGTATAATTCTACGTCTGCTGTTTTGAAAGTGAGAAGTGCTACAACTTCAGGTGCCTGGGCAAGTGGTGGAAATTTACCAGCGGTTAGAAATGGCATGGTTAGTGCAGGAACTCAAACTACAGCTTTAGTAGCTGGAGGATATGGTACTACAGCTTTTCTTACTAGTACATTTGAATATGATGGTAGTACTTGGACAGCTGGTGGAAATATAAATACTTCTACTACTGAAAGAGGATCTTGTGGAACTCAAACGGCTGCTTTAGCTTGGGGAAGTTCTGGTGTAAGTACAGCTACAGAAGAATATGATGGATCATCTTGGACAACAGTTCCAGGAACTTTAAATACTGGAAGAGCTGGATCATATGGTGCTGGTACTCAAACAGCAGCATTAGCAATGGGTGGAAATCCTTCACCAACAGCGGTTGAGGAATATGATGGTACGTCTTGGACAAATGGTGGAAGTTTAACTAATGGTGGTTATTTTGGAGCAGGTGCAGGAACTCAAACTGCAGGTTTATTTTTTGGTGGTACAAATGCAGGTCCTTCTGGTTTATTTACTACAACATCTGAATATGATGGAACTTCCTGGACAGCTGGGGGATCATTAGCGACTGGAAGGTGGGGATTAGCGGGAACTGGAATTCAAACGGCAGCTTTGGCAATAGGAGGTTTTAATGGTTCTAATGCTATTACAAATGTTGAAAATTATAATGGAACTGCTTGGTCTTCTGAAACTTCATTATCAACAGCAAGATATACAATGGGAAATGCTAATTCTAGTCCATCAAGTGCTGCGTGTGTTTATGGTGGATCAACACCAAGTGTTACAAATTTAACTGAAGAATTCACAGGTGCAGGTGCAGCAGTAACTAGAACAGTAACGGTATCATAATGGTAGCATACACAGGAATACAAGGACAGAATATTTTAATAGTAAGCTCGGATCCAGCAAATCCGACTGAAGGTCAGATTTGGTATAATTCAACAACGAATCTTTTAAAAGGTTATGCGAATGTTGTAACTAATGCTTGGGCAAGTGGTGGAAATATGGTCACTGCAAATAGAGCAGGAGGTGCAGCAGGTATACAAACATCAGCTGTAACTTTTGGTGGAGATCCTAATACAGCAACAACACAATTATATAATGGTACATCTTGGACATCTACTGGAAATTTAAATACAGGTAGATTTCATATAGGTGGTTGTGGAACACAAACAGCGGCTTTGGCTGCTGGTGGTTATACTGGTGCTGGTTCAACAGCCACAGAAAAATTTAATGGTACAACTTGGACTAATAATCCTACTGGTTTAAATACAGCTAGATATGGTTTATATGTTTTTGGAATTCAAACAGCAGCTATTGCAGCAACAGGAAATAATGGATCAACTTATCCAGCTGCAACAGAATCTTTTAATGGATCAACATGGACATCTGTAAATCCAGTAAATACAGCTAGAGATAATTCAGCAGGTGCAGGAATTCAAACAGCGGGTTTACTTTTTGGTGGTAATAATCCAGGACCAACTGCAGCAACAGAATCATGGAATGGAACGTCTTGGACAACAGTTAATAGTTTAAATACTTCAAGGATGTGTGCAGGAGCAGGATCTCAAGCATCAGCTTTAGCATTTGGAGGTTATACAACAGGACCAGTGTCAATTACAGAATCTTGGAATGGTACAAGTTGGACAACAGTTCCTAGTTTAGCACAAGCAAGAAATAATATAGCAGGAGCAGGTACTCAAACAGCTGCTTTAGCATCTGGTGGTGACACACCTGCCCCAGCAACTAATTTAACAGAAGAATGGACAGGACAAGCAGTACAAGTTAGAACAATAACAACTTCGTAAGCCCTTTACATTTAATCTAACATAGCTTATATACATCTCATGACAGAGAAGAGAGATATAAAAGAGCTTATACAACAAGAAGAAACACACCTTAATAATCTACTTGAACCAAATGATTTAAAATCATTTAAAGGAATGGTGGATGAACTTCGAGACACGTGGACTAAAAAACAAATATTTAGAACTGAAACAGAAGCTAGAATATCTGTGCTTCAAGATAATCGTTATCCAAATAACGCTTCTAAATATTGGCAATGTGTTAGAGAACAAAGTGTATTTTTAGAAAATTTAATGTCGTTGTCTTTTGATTATAGACGTAATGAAGCAAAGATTAAATGGCTTACTAAAAAAATAGAAACTGAAACCGATGAATATAAATTAGAAAATTATAAAATAGATTTAGATGAAAAGATATATTCTAAAGCTAGTATGGAAGCAGTTGCAAAAGATAGAATGAGAGAAATTAATATGTGGTCTAAATTAAAAGCAGAATTTAATGATGGTACATTTAATGATAAAAATGTAAATGAACATCAATTAGAAACATATCATCAAGTATATTTAAACAAAGCAAAAACATTAACTTCAGGATCATCTCAACCAGAAGTATTTAATGTGGTTGGTCAATTAGAAACAATTGAAAGAGTTAAAAAATCAGGTGAATTAAAATACGATAAAAAAGAACAACTACAATACGGAAAAGAATCAAAATAAAGAAAGATAATGAATTTCAATTTCACATTTTTAGGACAATCTATCCTACGATATGAAACTCCTTTAGATATATTTCATGCAATCAATCAAACGTATGAACAAAAATTCAATACGTTAGAACCAGCCAATAAACAATTAGTAGGTAAGATTAAAAATGAACATTCTCTATTTTATGATGGAGAAGATGAATCTAAAATGAAAAGACATAATGAATTACCTAAAAATGTTTTAGATTGGTTTATGGAAATGTTTCATCATTATTTAGAATTCAATCATGTAAGACAATATCAAACACATTTAAATTCAATTTGGGTGAATGAAATGAAGTCTAATGAATATAATCCAGTTCATGTTCATCAAGGAAATTTATTTACAGGTTTGTCTTCAGTAATGGTTTTAAAATTACCAAATACTTATGGTGTAGAATATTCAGCAGAACAAGCTCCACAAAATGGAAAGCTACAAATACTAGGCGCAGCTAATGGTCAATTTGCTAAAGTTGATTATGAACCACCCATGAAACTCCGAGATTTTTATATATTTCCTTATGATATGAGACATTGTGTATATCCATTTAATGGAACAAATGACACTAGACGAACATTAGCAGCTAACTGCGATGTATTATATAACCCAATCATCAATAGAGGAGCACAATGATAACAGAACCACGTTGGAAGTCGTTGATTGTTGAAACAACTAGTCCAATATTTACACCAGAACAATGTCAGTTAATTATAAATGCAGGTAGATCTGAACCCGTTGAAAATGGTCAAGTAGGTGGAGGACAAGGTGGTACAGTAGATACAAAGGTTAGAACTTCACACATTAGTTGGATACCTTTTAATAAAATGCCTGAAATGTATAAAACATTAGAAACTATTATGAGAAAAACAAATGGTAATCATTTTGGATTTGAAGGAATGCAAATAACAGAACCTGCTCAATATACAGAATATCCAGCGGGTGGATTTTATGATTGGCATATAGATTCAGATGTTAATTGTATAAATGAACCACCAGTACGTAAAATATCTATGACATGTTTATTATCTCATGAATCTGAATTTGAAGGGGGTGGACTAGAACTTATGTCAGATGGTAAGATTGCAAGACCTAAACAAGGTCAAGCTATTTTCTTTGCAAGTTATATTAGACATAGAGTAATACCAATAACTAAAGGTACAAGAAAATCACTTGTTATGTGGTTCGGTGGTACTCCATTTAAATAATGAATAGAGAATTATATTTTGCAACACCTATCTATGTTAAAGATGTAGGCACACAAGAATTCAATAATCAATTAGAACAAAACATTGTAAATTGGTCTAAACAAGATAAAGGTGAAATTAAAACTAATATGAAAGGTTGGCATAGTACAACAGATATGCATACTAAACCTGAATATAAAATGTTAGTTGATTTATTATATGAAGCACAATCATTTATTTATAAAGATGAATTATTAGACAATGAACCTTATCTTGGAAATATGTGGGCCAATATCAACCCACCTGGTGGATATAATAGACCACACACTCATCCTAATTCATTATGGTCTGGAGTGTATTATATTAAAGCACCTATTAATAGTGGACATTTAAAAGTAGAAGATCCTAAACCTTGTAGTTTAATATCAAGACCAAGACGCAAACAAGGAGAGTTACCAATTCATTTATGGAATGAAGTACACTTTGAGCCAGTTGCAGGACGCTTGATTATGTTTCCATCCTGGTTAAATCATTGTGTTGATCCAAATCAATCTAATGATATAAGAATATCAGTATCGTTTAATTTTTTACAGAGAGGAATGTTCGTATGAGTTTTCAAATTAATAAATATCAAGTAATTAAAAAAGCAGTTCCATATGAACTTGCTAATTTTATATTTAACTATTTCTTACTTAAAAGAGATGCTGTTAATTATATGTATAAAAATAATCTAGTAGCGGAAAATGGTATGTTAGGTACTTGGAAAGACAAACAAGTTCCAAATGTATATTCTCATTATGCTGACTTTGTTATGGAAACATTACTTATGAAAGTAATGCCTATAATGAAAAAAGAAACTAATTTAGATTTAATACCTACGTACTCGTACGCGCGCGTGTACGAGAAAGGTTCTATTTTAAAAAGACATAAAGATAGACCTTCATGCGAGATATCTACAACATTAAATCTAGGTGGAGATCCTTGGGCCATCTATTTAGATACAACAGGAAGTAATAACGTAATTGATGAATATAAGAATATAATGAAACCAAATGCACCAGCAGGTATAAGAGTGGATCTTGAACCAGGTGATATGTTAGTTTATTCTGGTTGTGAGTTAGAACATTGGAGAGAAGAGTTTACAGGTAACATTTGTGCACAAGTATTTCTACATTACAATCATATAAATGGTCAATTTAAAGACAATAATTTATACGATAAGAGACCACTTCTAGGACTACCACCATTTGCTAAACAATAGTATAATAGGCATTAAATATGCCGTTAAAAAAGATACCATTACCTCCAGGTTTTGATAAAAACGATACTGCGTCTCAAGCAGAAGGTCGTTGGATAGATGGAGATAACGTACGTTTTCAATATGGTTCCCCTGAAAAAATAGGGGGTTGGAAGCAAATTAACACATCTATTTTAGTAGGCGCTGGTAGAGATATTCATTCTTGGTTTGATTTAACAGGTAGAAAATACGAAGCTATTGGAACAAATAAAATTTTATATATTCTATTTGAAGATACTTTTTATGATATTACTCCATTAGGAACAGCGTTAACTAGTTGTACTTATACATCTACTACAGGCTCTACTACAGTTACAATTAATAAAACCGCTCATGGTCTATTAACTGGGGATTTAATTAAATTCACAAGTGTGACAACACCTGGACCAACTACTACTAGTTTTACAGCTGCAGATTTTACTACAAATACATTTGAAGTTAAGACAGTTCCAACAACAGGAACTTTTACAATTACAATGGCAGTTACAGAAACAGGAACTGGAGTTACCGGAGGTGGAACAATTACTACAAATCCTTATGTAACAGTAGGTCCTATTCTTTCTACATTTGGATATGGTTGGGGAGCTGGACAATGGGGTATTTCTACTTGGGGTACAGCTAGAACAACATCTAATACAGATATTGATGCAGGTTCATGGTCTTTAGATAACTTTGGAGAATTATTAATAGCTACTGTTAAAAATGGACAAACTTTTTCATGGGATCCAAATGCAGG